CGAAACCCCAAGCCGGCTACAGGGTGAGGCGCTCGCCAACTATGAGTTTACCAACTCGACGGCATTGCAGGCCGAGTTTGGTGATATGGCAACGTATTTGGCATTTAGCCGCGCCAACCAGTCGGGCAGCGTAAAAATATTAGGGGGTAACAAATGACAACATTAGCAGCGGATAAGCCGAGGGCGCTGGAGATTGGGGATCGCAATGAGTTTCCGGTTATTGCGTCGGACATCATTTATGAGGGCGCGGCGGTTGGTGTGGTCGATGGCACGGGCCATGCCAAGCCGCTGGCGGCGGGCACCCGGTTTGTCGGCTTTGCCGAATCACTGGCGGATAACGCCAGCGGCGCGGCCGCGGATATTACTGTCCGGGTTGTCGAGCGTGGAAAAGCGCAGTTGGCCGTATCGGGCGCGGTGATCACCGACGTGGGGCAACCGGTATACGCCACCGATGACGATACGTTTGTGTTTAGCCCGGTCGGGGCGATTTTTATTGGGTTTGTGCATCGGTTTGTGAGTTCTGGCGTTGTCATCGTCACGTTTGATGCGCCATTGCTGCGCGACCCCTGGGGCAGTTATACGGCGCGTGAGGCTATCACAGTCGATAAGACGTTGGATATTGAGGATAACGGCAAATTATTTTTTGTGACCGTTGACGCCAAAATTATCACGCTGCCCGCCACGGCAACGCCCGTAAATTGCGTGGTCGTTAATGGCGGGGCGTTTGGCACCATCGCCGTCAATGTGTCACCCAATGCGTCCGACCAGGTGCAGGGGCCGGATTTACCCGGCACAGCCAACAAAGACTTGATCAACACAAAGGCCACCGCGCGTCGCGGTGATTTCGTCAAAATCGCTACTGGCGACGCTAACGGGCCGCTGGCAATTGAGCTGCGCGGCACCTGGGCCACCGAAGCCTAATTTAGGAGCATTGCATGACCATTAATAAAGATAGTTTAAGCTCCCGCGCCGTTGTCGGGATGTATTACGAGCGGCTGGACGCGGCCACTCAAGCCAGTTGGATTGACCAATTATCCAACTATTTTACCTCTGACCAACCCAGCGAAGAATATCCCTGGTTGAGCCAAGTCCCCCAATTGCGTGAATGGATTGGCGGGCGACATGCCAAGGGGTTCACGGGCAATGGGGTCGAAATTAAAAATCGGCATTTCGAGGCCACGATTGAGATTTTGTTACGCGATTTGAGCCGCGATAAAACAGGACAGCTAAAAACCCGAATGAGCGAATTTGCAGATCGTGGTTTAACGCACTTTGCCTCGTTGTTGAGCACGCTGATCGTTAATGGCGCTAGCGCCGTGTGCTATGACAATAAGTATTTCTTTGATACCACGCACGAAGAAGGGGTGTCCGGGGCGCAGAGCAATAAAATATCGGTTGATATATCCACCCTGCCAGCGACGGTACACGGCGCGGTGACCGCCCCCAGCCCCGAAGAGATGCAGCAGGCCATCCTGAAATCCGTGTCGCAAATGTTTACATTTGTAGATGACCAGGGCGAACCGATCAACGAAACGGCAAAAAGTTTTTTGATCATGGTGCCGGTTGGTTTGATGGATGTGGCGGAGGCGGCGCTCACCATGCCGAGGGTGGCGGGTGTCAGTGCCGCCAAAGTGGATTCGCTGACGATCAATTTAGCAGTTAATCCGCGCCTGACCATCGCGGGCTGGACGGATAAATTTACCACCTGGCGCACTGACGGCAGCGTAAAACCGCTAATCCGTCAGGAAGAAACTAAGCCCGCTGTTAAGGTCAAGGATGAAAATTCCGAATTTGCGTTTGACAACGACGCCATACAAATAGGTGTGGATACCTGGCGCAACGTTGGCTATGGCCGCTGGCAGGGCGCCGTACAAACCACGCTGGTGTAGCCATGGAATTTTATAAAACACAGGGTATTGTCCGCCTGCCTGGCGGGACGGTGATATGGCTAGGTGATGAGCAATTTGCCGCGCGTAGCCATGTGCTGGTTGACCACGGTGATGGTGCGTATGTCGCCCAATCGGGGCTGGAGTTTAAGGCCGGTGAGGTTATCGGCCTGTTGTCTGTGCCGCCCACACTGCGTGATCAGTTGGTATTGGTCGAAACTGATGACCCTAAAGGCGACGAGGGCGACGAGGGCGATGAGGGTGCTGATGGCTATGAAGGCGATGGGGGTGGCGAGAGCAATGACGGAGCCGTGTCAGTAGCGAAAAAAATTAAACGCAAATGAGCTACTGCACTAAACAAGATTTAATTGATGAAGGTTGGGAAGCTGAATTAATCCAGCTAACGGATCAGGATGGCACTGGCCAGATTGACGACGTTACTCTCGGCAAGTCTATCGCCCGTGCCGACAGCGTGATTAATCGTTATTTGGGCGGCAGAACGGATTTGCCATTATTGGCGAGTGAGGTTGTTGATTTGGCGTGCGACATCGCCCGTTATTTTTTGTATGGCAACCAAATGATTGACGTAATCGAAAAACGCTACAACGGCGCACTAGATCAGCTGAAATTAATGGCCAAGCGTGAATTGGCCATTGTTGATGCGGATGGGCAAACCGACACCGTAGACGCCGTTGTAACATTCCAGTCGAACACCAGCGTGTTCGGCCGCGACGCATGACTACGTTGCGCCAATTGGTCGAGGAGGCGGTCGCCGATGCGGCCCTTGGTTTTAAGGAGGTTGCGGGTGCGGCGGATTTAAAAAGCATCCTCAGCGGGCGGGTCACCACGCCAGGGTGTTATGTCTATCGAGAACGGGCCACAGCCAAACCGAACTCGACCGGAACCCAGCTGATCGTCCAATCCAGGACGCAATATGTAGGGCTATTGATTGCCACCCGCAGCGTGCAGGATGCGCGGGGCGGAATCAATGCCGATGAAAACGAGGAGTTTTGCGATTTAATCCAGGATGCATTATTGGGGCTGATTGTGGATGAATATCACTCGCCATTGGAGTATGCGGGCGGGAAATTGGTTCTGATGGCGAATGGCCTGCACTACTGGCAAGAAATTTATTATTCAACGCGGAATATCCGCTCGAGGTAAACATGAATGAACAGGAATTAGCGAAAACAGGGCGGGACGGCTATTACCATGCGCCCACAGATGAGTGGTACGTCAATGGCACTGGGCCGCTATCGGCGCCACAACCCGTAGCCGTTGAACCGCCCAAGGCGTCCGCCGCCACCAAACTGCCAGCGCCGACAGAAAGCAAAACGGATGCTGGCGGCAGCAAACCAGCAGACGAACCCATTAGACGAGGTAAATAATCATGACTGAACGCTTAATTAGTAAGGAATATATCCTCATTAAAGAGGAGACGACCGCGGGCGTTGATTCGGTCCCGACATCAACCAACGGCATCTATTTAGAATCGTTGAGCGTGAAGCCAATGAATGTTAAAACGGTGGACCGTAATACGATCAGGCCGTTTATGGGCTCTGCTAAAAAAGTGGCGGCCAGCATGGATGGCACGTTCGATGCGGAAATTGCATTGTCTATTGGCGGCAACGCCAGTGGTGTGCCTAAACCGGGCGCTACGCCTGCGTGGGATACGTTGCTTCGGGGTTGCGGCATAGCAAAAACGACGTCTGCCACGGCCATTATTGGCACCGCACAGGGCGGGACGCTGAATACCATTAAATTGGCATCCGGTGCATCCGCCACTGACGACACATATGCCGGCCTGGCCATCGCCACCGAAATCGCATCCGGGACGGCACAAGCACCCGGGTCAACGGCTAAAAACCTCTTCAAGCTGGCATCGACTGATAAAGAGCATGGCGGTACCTTGCAAGCCGACTCCACCACGACCGAGCTTAATTTTGCGACAACGGCGGAAGATGAGGACGACTATTATGTCGGCATGACGGTGGTGATTGGCGCCGAATCCTCGGTGATCAGCGCGTACAACGGCACAACCAAGGTCGCGACGGCTGTTACGCCGTTTGGTACGGCGCCCGGCACAGTCACCTACAGCGTACAGCGCGATGATGATTATTACAAAAACATGCTGGCGACAATAACCCATTTCGCAGGGACTATTGTCAGCGCGGGTGTGTATACCTCAACAACTAACGTCATTTATCTGCCAAAATCCGTAGTAGGCGTAAACAATGTGCAGGGCTGCAACCTCAAAATTACGACCGGAGCAGCCCCTGCGGAAACCCGCCGCATTGTCAATTATGACGTCAATACCCGCCGTGCCCGCTTGCAAACAGCGGTTGATACCACCCCAACCAACGCCAGCACCTTCGTGGTTTCCGAGCAACGTGACATTATTGCGAGTGATGGCTCGACCAAGATTGCAACGCTAAAGTCGTCATTGAAATTCGTGACCACGTCATCAACGGCCTATACGATTTCTGACCGCCGTTTAGTGATTGAATACAACGGCACTACAAAGATCGCCACGGTGACCAAGCCGTTTGCTAAGCGGCCAACCGCGACAACAACCTACACGTTTGGCCCGTATTGCAAATACTCGCCCGTTTCATCTAGCCATATCAGCAATAGCGGGTATTTCTACCCTGATGGTGTACTGCATTCGTTTCTCTATGCACGGGGTACGGGGACTTTAGATTTTTCGGCGGCGGATATTCCCAAGGCAAAATTTACTTACACCGGTTTGCTAGACAAATATGAAGATGCGGAGCCGCCCGCGTTTGATGTTTCGGCCTGGGTGGAGCCATTGCCTGTTAATTACGCTAATACACGGGATTTATACATTGCCGGATTTACCGATGCGGTGATGGATAAATTTAGTTTGGATATCGGCAACGAAGTGGTGCATTTAGACTGCCCGGGCGCCGATATTGTCCGTATTAAAAACCGCATGTCCAAGGGTTCCATTTCAATTTGGGAGCCGCTACCGTCAGAATTTAATTTCTATCAAGAAATTCAAGAATGCAATGTGCGCCGCTTCGCTTTTAGCCATGGCCCCATTGGTAATCAGATTGTGGTGTTTAGCAAGAACGTCCAACTGAGCAATCCGGCACCCTCGGAAAAAGATGGCATCATCATGTTGGGTATGGATCTGACGTTTGTGCCTACAGCAGATGGTTCGGACTGGGCGTTGATTTTGCAGTAAGCCGCGCGGTAAATCCATTAGCAACAACCCGCGTTGATTATCATTGATGCGGGTTTTTAATAAACAAAATATTTTTAGGAAACGAAAATGGCCATAGTCATTGGTGAAAAAACGACACGTGTTGTACCTGTTAAAGCGATCCAGCCGCTGAATAACGACAAAACCACCGAGCATAAATTTAACATTGAAGTGGACGTGCTCGATGGGGATGCCTGGAAAGACATTACGGACCGGTGGGATTATCTGGGCGAGTTAAGCCAGCGCGAGAAATACGCGCTAGCTAAGGGGGTGGACTATGAGCCTATGTCCGATGAGGAGCGTGCCGAAGCCAAAGCGCCGGCGATTAATGCCATCAAGCACTTGGTTAAAAATATTGATTTGGATGTTGAAGACACGTCCGGCAATAAACTGACGGGTAGCACCCAAGTGGATGCCGTCATAAAAATAGCCTGGTTGCGCGACCCGATTTTTGACGCGATTGTCGCCGTGCAAGTGGGTAAAACCACCGAGGCCTATCGTAAGGCGCGAGCAAAAAACTAACCGCCGCCGGTTATTACTGGGTGATGCAAACCCCTAAGCGGGTTGCCGCACCCAGTGATGACACGCGGCCTAAAACGTCGGCGGAATTTTTTAAGGTTAAGGCGCTCCCCCGCCAAGTTAAGGCGACTGATAAGACTGACATGCCGGACTGGTATTACGAGTGGTTAAACGTTGACAAACTGAGTAATGATTTTGTGGTTTGGCATGACGCCTGGCCAGCCATTGAGATTTTCGCGGCGCTGGATACCCAATGGCGACACGGGTTTGATGGCATCACAGGGCTGGATTACACCGCCGCACTTCGAGTGATTGCCCTATACCATCCGCGCCGTGCTGACCAAATCCAATTATTTGAGGACGTTAAATCGCTGGAACGCGGTTATCTGTACGCCATCAATGAGCTACGCAAAGCTACTGCCGATAAAGCAGACGCGGAGCACAAAAACCGGGAAAAACACTAATGGCGAATGATTTAACACTGGGTTTACGGATCAGGGTCAATTCGGATGGCTCTGTCCATCTGCTAGATCAGGTGGGTAACAGTGTCCATAACATCTCCAATAATGCGAATGCGGCCAGCCAAAGCGTCAGCGCGTTGGGCGGGAAGATGCTGGCATTTGCCTCGATTGCGGCCGCCGCAGTGGGCGGGTTGTCATTTGCCCAGGCTGTCCATGAAATCGGCAGTTTTGAAACCCGGATGATTAACGTGAGTGCGCTGACCGGCGCCACCGCCGCAGAAATGGCGGTGATGACTGCCCAGGCACGGGAATTGGGCGCTACAACTGCATTCTCGGCGCAAGAGGCAGCTGAAGCGATGGGCGTATTGGCCTCTGCTGGCCTGCGCACCAATGAAATTCTGGACGCCACCCCTCAGGTTTTGCAACTCGCCGCTGCGGGCAGTTTGGGGTTGGCCCAGGCGGGTGAAATAGCGATGGGTACGGTAAAAGGCCTGGGGTTGGAATTATCCGACCTGGGCCATATTAATGATGTGCTGGCGAAAACCGCAGGCGACACCCAATCTAGCGTCAGCGATTTAGGCGCGGCGCTCACCCAGGTGGCTCCGTTAGCCCGCTTATCCGGCATCGGGGTTGATGAGTTGAGCGCCTCGCTGGGCACACTAGCTAACAACAATATCAAAGGGGCCACGGCGGGTGATCAGTTTAAATCCATGCTGGCCAAACTCTCGGACGTCACCAAACCCACTATTACGGTTTTAGACAAATACGGGCTAACCATTCAGGACATCAACGTGTCCTCACGCGGCCTCAGCGCGGTTATGCACACGTTGCAAAACGCCAATTTATCCGTCGCGGACACCTTCCAATTGTTTGGTACGGAGGCGGGCGCTGTCGGCGCCATCCTGACCAAATCAGCTGCCGATGTTGATACGCTAACCCAATCGTTGAAAAACTCAGAGGGCGCTGCTGATAATCTGGCGAGCAAAATGAGTCAGGGATTGGAAAAAGAATTGGATGCGTTGCAGGGGACAATTTCAGAGGCCATGTTGCAGTTGGGAGAAGCCGGGCTCAAAGGGGCATTATCCACTATCATCACCACCGCTACGGGCGTTATCTCAATATACGAGGGTCTCGGCGAAAAATTTGCCGAGACTAACGGCTTAACGGCTGAACAATACCAGCATTTAACGGATGTGGCGGGGGCGCTCCAAACCGTTTCCGGCGCGGCGGGCGGTATCGCCGCATTGACCGCCGCCTTATGGCTGGCCAACGTGGCACAGGCCGCCTTCAATGCCACCGCCCGGCTAAACCCGTACATCGCCATCGCGGGGCTGGGCGCGGCGGCCATCGGAGGGATCATCTCCTCGATCCACGCCCAAAAACGCGAACACGAGGCGTTTATGACCTCGGCTAATAACCTGGAAGAACAAAACCTCAAGATCAAGCAGCAGATAGCCAAAGTAGCTGGCATATCGGCCGCACCCAATCCCTCCAAAACCGCCCGGGCGGCCGCCGTCTCCGATTTAGAAATCTTGGTAAAACAACGCACGGTTTTAGAGGCCAGTATTGACGCCAATAAAACGGCGGTGGCCGAGCAAAAAAAGGCCAGCGAAGCGGCAGAGCAAGCCAGAGCCAAAGCCTTGCAACTGGCCCAGGCCCATAACGCGGTCACGACGTCGAGCGTGGCGGAAACCAAGGCCAGCAAGCAATCCATTGACGAATCTAAAAAACGAGCCGAAACCATATCCAAAAGCATTACCGAAGAATTTAGGTCATTGGATGAGCAACATAAAAAGCTAACCTTATCCGAACGCGATTACTACGCATCAACCTCGGCGGTTAAGGATATGGATTTTGCCCACAAGTCCATGGCGCTGGCGATCTGGGATAGCAACAAAGCCCTGGAGGCGCAACTGGCCGCCAATGATAAAGCAAAAACGGCCATGGACACGTTGATTGACCAATATAACCGGTTGACATTATCCGCCCGTGATTATTACGCCACCACGCTCAAGCGCGATGGCATAACCCCTGAAAAATCCGCGCCGTTGCTGCAACAATTTGATAAAAATTCCGCGCTGGAGGCACAAAAAAAACAGATCGACGATACCCGGCGTTCGCTGGATAGCTATAACAGTAGCCTGGAATCAGCAAAGGGCAACCTGGCTGATTTAGGCTTGGTATCCTTATCGGTTTTCGATGGTGCGCTGGGGGGGGTATCGGCAATGGCCGGGGCATTCTCCACGATGACCACATCCATTAATGGCAACATAAAGGCGTTGGATGAGTTGCATAAAAAGCAGCTGGAAAACGCCAATTTTAAGAGTGACCCCGCAGCCAGCGTGGCGCAAATCGCTAAAGACAAGCAATTTATTGCTGATAATACGGCCAAATATGCCAAGCAGGAGGCCGATTTAACTGCAAAAAATACCGCGCTGGCAGTGGCAGGGTCGCGGCAAATCGTTGGCGCAACGGCGATGATGTTTAAGGAAGGCAGCAAGGAGCGTAAGGTCGCGCATGGTATTGAAGCTGCTCTGGCCACCGTGGAAATGGCAATGAGCACCAAGAAAATGTTCGTGGAATTATTTGGCATCAAAGCCGTGACCATTGCGCAAACCGAATCAGTTGGGCCTACAGTGGCGGCAAGTTTTACCAAAGGCTCGGCCAAGGCCGCCGAAGCCGTGGCCACACAAGCAAGCGCCGGCCCTTACATTGGCTTTGCGCTCATGGCGGCGATGGCCGCCGCGATGGCGGCCATTGGATTTTCGGTCGGCGGTGGTGGCGGCGGCACGTCAGTTGATGTAGTCAAAGACCGACAAACGGCGACTGGTACCGGCAGCGTGTTAGGCGATGCCGAGGCCAAGAGCGAGTCCATTGCAAAGTCCATTGATTTGCTGAAGCGTAATAGTGATATCGAGTTGCCACTCACCCAGGGCATGTTAACCTCGTTGCGTAACATCGAAAACGGCATTGGTGGACTGGGTTCGTTATTAAGCCGCACGATCGGCGGTTCCTATCCTGCGGTTGCCGGACTGGGTAAAACCAACAATTATCCTATCCCCACGTTTATTGACCCGGTCGCGAAAATAGACCCCATTTCAAATTTCCTGATTTCTGGATTATTTGGCTCTGTCAAAAAGTCCCTTTTAGATTATGGTATCTTCGCCAAACAGCAAACGCTGGAGTCAATCCGTTTGAATGGTTTTGTGGCCCAGCAATACGTCGATATCGAGAAAAAATCTGAAGCGTTATTCGGGCTAATTTCCAGCACTAGCCGCTCCCGCCAGTTATCCCAAATCGACACACAAACTACAGACCAGTTCGGCAAAATTATTTTAAATTTATCCGATACTGTTGGCCAAGCCGCGCAAGCTTTAGGCACGAATTCAGCAGAATTTAAGGCGCGGATGAGAGGCTTTATTATCAACTTGGGATCAATCAGCCTAAAGGATTTAAAAGGCGAGGATTTACAAAAGCAACTCGAAGCTATCTTCGGCAAGGTTGGCGATGATATGGCGCGAGCCGGGTTTTCTGGGCTGACAGAGTTTCAAAAGGTGGGCGAGGGGTATTTTGAGACCTTGGTGCGTGTGGCAACTGGGGTTGATCAGGCCAGCAACTTGCTTGATAAATTTGGCCTGACTGCCATCAATTACACCAATATCCTGAATAAACAAGGCGACGTGGCGGCGGAAATTGTTCGCCAAACCATCGCAGGATCGGAAAAGGCGGGCAGCGGCATTCAGAAGATCATCGAAACGTTTGATGGATCCGCGCAAGATATGGTTGATTTTACTAAAAAGCTGCTTGATATCCGCAAACAACTGCTGGCAGTTAACCTGGGTAGTGTGGACGTAGGCGTGCCGCTGATTAAGGGCGGCGGCGGCACCGACAGTTTGGCCGGCAGCTTAAGCACCTATCAGGACAAGTTTTTCAGTGATGCGGAAAAGGTGACGGCGCAACTTCGCGCGATGTCTACCGCTTTTAGTGATCTGGGGATTTATTTGCCCGCCTCGCGCGATGGGTTCCGGGCGCTGGTTGAAGGTATTGATACCAGCACCGAAGCCGGACGTACATTGTTAGGGCATGTTCTGCAACTCGCGGATGGCTTCGATACGCTGACAACGTCATCGGACAGTTTATTAAGCCGGTTACGCGATAATGTTGTAACAGCCTACAACAATGAAGCGAGCCTGCTGCAAAAGCAGATCGACAATTACCGTGGCTTTGCCAATCAGCTGAAAAGTTTTAGTGATTCTTTGGTGACCGGCAATCTGTCCACCGCGTCACCCGAGCAAAAATACGCCACATCAAAAGCGGCGTTCGAGGGGATTAAAACCACATTGGCCACGGGCACCACGGCAGAAAAAGAAACGGCGTTGGGTAAACTGCAAACCGTCACGCAGCAATATCTGGATGCCTCGCGCGGTTATAACGCCAGCGGCGTTGCGTATGTCAAAGACTATACCGCCGCCCAAGCATTGCTGGCCGCGTCGATCCAGGGCAGTTCTGATAAGGCCGATATCGCCCAAACGCAATTAGATAGATTAACCGACCAAGTAACAGCGCTAGGTTTGATCAACCAGTCTGTGCAGTCGGTCAAGGACGCGGTTGATGCGCTGAAATTGGCAACCGTCAAAATGAACGAAGCCAGGGCGGCGGACGCTGAAATTGCCCGCCAAAATATCAATAAAGCGGCTTTTAACAAAATAGAAACGGCGAGAAAAACAGCGTATGAGGCCCCTATCAATAATTTAGCGGCGGGACGCGGGTCGTGGGCGCAAAAAACCGAATCCAGTTTGGGATGGAGCGCCGACACCAGCCGCGCGGCGTTTAGCGCTGAGGCTAATATCAAGGCATCCAGCGGCGATATCGTCGGCGGCGAGAAATACCAATCGAGCAGTGGCCATTCAGGCGAGGTCGTTGCTAACTTGAAGGAAAACGGCTTCCACCGTGTCCGTCAGCAGTTTGGCAACATTGGCCATTTGATTGAAAGCATTGTCGGCGGCACGTTGCCGGATGTTTACGTCAAATTATCCGCCGGGGCCGATCCAGATCCCGGCCAGGCGATGTACACGCTGGCAGGGAAATCGCAATCGGTTCGTGGGGATAATATTGATCCATTGGTCAGGTTATTTGCTAACGACGCTACGGATTATTTGGCTGACCAAATGGCGAATAAGGACTGGGCCGATCAAATCAAAAAAGTAGGATTTAGCAGTATCGGCAGCGGTATAAGCGAGTTGTCGGCGTTGATGTCGCATTTAAAAAACCCTTTCAAGGCGCAAGAATACAACGCGGCAAAGGACTATACGAAAATTGACGGCTCGCACCGGTCCGGCCTTGAGCGTGTGCCGTTTGACGGCTACGTTGCTGAGCTGCATAAAGATGAACGGGTTTTGACGGCCAATGAATCCGCCGCCTACAACCAGCAAACCATCAACAACCAAACAGTGGCCAATATAGGCGGGTCGGCGGCGTATAACCAGCAAACCACCAACACGGATTCTAAGATTGCTCACCTTATTAATAAGGTGAGCAACCCCGTCAATAACCAACAGACATCATCGGTGCAAATGGCGGGCGACATCAGCAGCCAAACGTCCAGCAATTTGGCGTTTACTAACTGGTATCAGTCGGTTGTTGACGGCTCGCACCGCGCAGGCCTTGAGAGCGTGCCGTTTGATGGCTATGTTGCCGAACTGCATAAAGGTGAGCGCGTCCTGACTGCGCCCGAATCCGCCGCCTATAACTCACAAACCATCAACAACCAAACGGTCGCTAATGCTGCCGAATCGGTAGGCAATACGTTGTTTACAACGTGGTACCAGTCACTGGTGGGTGGTGATACGTCAGTCAATGCGCCCAATTCAGCGGCTGTGCAACCAGGGGCTGATAGTGTCGAGCCACAGCGTATGGATATCGCCATTTCGCGCCCGGCCTGGCTAGATGAGCTGAAACTACCACAAGACCACAATCCAAAGAAAAGCGCCGCTTCCGGCACCGATAAAGAGGTCATCGAGCAGCTCAAAAAACAAAACGCCGAGCTGTCCAAACAGACGAAAGCAATGCAGCAAAATATCCAAATACTGCAAGCGGGATTTAACAAGTTGGTTGAGCAGGGAGCTAAACAAGTAGATAGTCTCGACGATATCCAAACGCGCACGCGCACCCGGGAGTTGGCGCGATGAAACCATTCTGGGTATTTACAGTAGCGGCATTAAACGCATCCGACGTGCCGACGACGTTATATTTTTCCAACGCCGAATACATTGATGCGAGCGCAAATTACTATCAGATTCGGCTGCTGCAACCGTCTCTGATCAACGTGTCGCCGAATGATGGCGGGGTGCTGTCCCTATTCGGTCAGTCCAGCATTGGCGAGGTTGAGCTTGCCAACATTGATGGCCAGCTGGATTTTTTGGCCGATTACGCGGTGGATGGCCGGGCGGCAACGTTATCGTTGGTTGATGGCGCGACCACGACCGACTATTTCAATGGCACGATCGGGCGGATGCAAGGGCGGGGTAATTCGCTATTTTTTGCGCTAAAGGATTTTACGGAGTCACTGGCCACCAATCACCCTTTGGGCGCGGCTTATGACGGTTCGAACGCGTTGCCGTTGGGGTTGGAGGGCACTGCCGATGATATTGAGGGCAAGATAAAACCACGGGTTTACGGCGATTGCCGCAACATTGCCCCCGTGCCGGTCAATACCTCAAAGTTGATTTACCAAGCGTCAAGTTTGGCGGACTGTATCATCACGGCGGTCTATGATGAGGGGGTCCGGTTGTCGAATTACCGGGTTAACGGGGCGCATAGCATCGGCGCCACGACCATCGCCGTAGATACCGGCACTGGCGATATCCCCACCGGTGCGCTGGTGATGTTTGACGGCCATCGCACGATCTACACGGTTGGCACGGGTTTGGCGGCGGGCGTTATCGTGCTGTCTGGCGGGTTAGATAACGCCCTGGTTGATAATGCCTGTGTCGAGGTTGTCAATTTTTACACGGCCAGCGGCACCGGTTCCACCGAGCTGCAAGGCTCGACGACAGCGGCGGTTTGGGGATCATATCAAGGCTATGTGCGCCTGGCGGCCAGCCCGGCTGGCGTGGTGACCTGTGATGCGATGTCGGTCACCAGCGGCGTGTTGGACCAGGCGGGCGACGTGACGCAGAAAATCGCTGCCGAGGTATCAATTACCGTAGATAGTGCCAGCGTTACGGGGTTTAATGCCGCTGGCGTAGTGGGTATTTATGTCGATTCGGACATTGCCACCGAGGCTTTGTTGGGAAAAGTAGCTAAAAGCGTGATTGGTTATTATTGGTTTGATGCGGCGGTGATGTATTTCAAATTGTTAAATGTCCCGGCCACCACGCCGGATTTAACGATTGAGGATTGGATGATTATCAGCATCACCCGCGAGGCGACGGGCATTGGCAGCAACGGTGTGCCCATCAATGGCTGCAAGATGCGTTGCGATCGCGTTGAGACCGTACAAACGACTATTGCCGGCAGCGTGTCGCTCTGGTGGCGTGAGCGCGTCAAAAATCAATACCGCGACGTTGAGAGCGTTGATACGGCGGCTAAAACGCGCTATTTATTGTCTCAAAAAATCGACATTGAAAGTTGTTTGCGCAACCGGGCCAATGCGTTGACGGCGGCGGCACGGCTTAAAGATTTGGGTAAGGTGCGTAGGGACGTCGTCACACTGCTATGCGACCGTAAGGTCGTGCCCGCCTTTACCATCGGGCAAACGGCCCTGGTTAAAAAATCGCGCTACGGCTATGACGCAGGCCGCAAGATGGTCATCATCGGCTATGAGCTGGATGCTAAAAAGGATACTTTTAATATAAGGGCGTACGGCTGATGGACATAACGTTAGCATGGCCTAATCGGGTTGAAGCGGCAACGTTGGGCAGTTCCGGCGCGACATGGGAAAGCACGTTGCCGCTGGTTAATTTGCAAACCCGCCAATATGCCCAGGTTGCCCGCACTACGACGGCGACCAGTTTCACGATTACCGCGTTGTTGCCCAAAATCCGTAAACTGGGGGCTATTGCCCTGGTCAACCACAATTTGTCAGTGACCGCGACGGTGCGTTTCAAAGCCTACGAGGGTGTCGATAACACGACCACGCTGTTGTGGGATAGTGGCGTTCTTGATGCCTGGCCCGTCAACCATGACCAATCGTCATTAGTGTTTGATGATGTTGATTTTTGGGAGGGCACAATCAGTAATGACGAGCGTGAATTTTACACTAAGCTAGTGACGTACTTCGCCACTGCTATTGATGGCGGGCGGTTTGTTGAGGTGATTATTGCCGATCCTGACAACACGGACGGCTTTGTGCAAATTGGCCGTCTTTTTATCAGCAGCTGGTGGCAGCCTGAAATCCAACCAGAATATGGTGATGTGTCGCATAACATCGTCGACCCGTCTGAGTTTCAAGAGGTTCCTGAGTCGGGAACCCGTTATTACCGCAAGCTGGCCAAACGCCGGACGGTGTCGATCAACTGGAAACACCTGGATGAAACGGAAGCCTGGGCGGGATTAAACGATGCCAAACAATTCGAGGGGACAACGGGCGAAATGCTTTACGCGTTCACAAAGGCGCGGGGTGACGCCAACTATTACGCGGCCACCTTTATGGCGCAATTTGAGTCGCTCGACCCCATTACCCACCCCTACACCCTACATTTTGAGGGTAGCGCTAATTTACGGGAGATTTTATGACTGAAACAGTCAATTTTTCAACGGATGTGGGCGGTGATGGCACAATTATCACCAATGACCGCGACGCCACTACAGGCATTAAAGGCGGGGGCCATGTCGCCCGGTTTGTGAAGTGTTTGTCGCAGATGGTGGCCGTGGCCACATTTGTCAAAACCAAAGCCGTCGAGGTGGCGGACAATGCCGGGGCCGCGCTGATTTACAAAAATGCGGCGGCGGCATCGGCGGCGATTTTGTCGGGATTCGTCACGGATTTATCGACTAAAGCGGATTTGGCATCGCCGCATTTGACGGGTGTCCCCACTGCGCCCACCCCCGCCGTCAACACCAATACCACGCAACTGGCGACGGCTGAGTTTGTGCAGGTGCAGATCGCGGCATCTGGCACCGTGGGGCCAACGGGTGCGATCGGCCCCACCGGAGCCGCGGGCCCCACCGGGGCGGAGGGTGCCACCGGAGCGGCGGGTGCTACCGGAGCGGCAGGAGCTACCGGGGCAACAGGCCCCACTAACGAGCTGAATGCAATTAATGAATCCACAGCCAGTTATACCGTCACGGCGGCAGATTTAGATACAGTCGCTAATGGCAACCCTATCCGCAAAATGAATGTGGCATCGGCCAATAATTTAATCATCCCGGCAGATGCGACACTGACGGCACAGGTGGGCAGCCGAATAACAGCCTATCAGGCGGGC